AGAATTTGACAACATGAAAATGCACGGCGTCAAACCGCGAGGGACTGCCGAAGATGGCAGTGACGCCGAATGGCCAATGCACCACGAATTTCCACACCCACCAGTTTACACAAGCACATAAGGACCGATCATGGCGAGGATGTACCACACCGAGGAAGAGGCTAAGGCGCTATGGTGCCCAATGTCAGCGGCAAGCGGGGATGGCCAGAAGTGTTTGGCGTCTGACTGTATGGCTTGGCGTGAGAGCACTTATGGCAAGGAAGCCGATAAGCATGGAACTTGCGGCCTCGTCGCATTCGTTCCCGATAGAGCATAGAAGGACCGTCATGCCAGAGAATAGACCGCACAACTGGGTAAAGAGCCGACTAGGTCATGGCGAGCAGCAATGCACATACTGCTATGCCACCAACCGCGAGATCGCCGTGATCGGGGATCTAAACCACTGCCCTGATGCACCTGTAACCAAAGAGGAACTGAATAATGAACGATAACCAAATCAAGCATATGGTTAACCGATTTCTATCTTGGGACTTGCCAGATGATTTTCAGCCTGACGGCGGCGTGACTTTCAAGCGAGAGTTTCAGTCACTTGGTGGGGTGGTCAAGCACGCCCCCGTAGGTACGAACCTACTGACATCCGCTCAGGCGGAAGAAATGATCCGGCATTTAGTCGCTGGCCTACCGGCAACATAGAGGGACACTTTGACAGGGTGTAGCTCAGCAGCCAGCCGAAAACGGCAAAGAGCGCGGGAAATCCCGTGGACGCGGGGAGGTTGGTCGGCCCCGTCACCCTGACCAAGTAGAAAACAGAAGGACCGCTTTCCATACCCACCCCAGACCACATCGAAAAAATTCATCATTTAGAGTTTAATGTGTGCCGCTGTTTCTTGAATGGTACGTGCGATTTGATCGCGATTTGGCGAATCATCAACCATATCTTCGTAACTCATGAAGCCACCATTTGCGGCTTGCCAGTCACGGCCATGAGTTGCTGCGGTTCTTGCGGTGAAATTCATACCAGTTGATGCGGCGAAGCCACGCCCAAAATGTTCCATTTCGCTTTGGGCAAAAGACGCCATGTCCGGTTCATCATTGGCAACTGCTTGCAGTTGATAGCCGTTCATTCGCCAAGGTGTCGCGGGCTGTTTAACTTCCCAAAGCCACAAACCTTCGCCCCGCATTATCTCGTAAATTTCGACAGGCACCGGACCGCACTTCATAGCCCGATATGTTGCCCCAAAAATTGGCTGCAAATGCTCGTTTAGGTGGCTCTTGTCGGCAAAGTAACATGCCTTTAGAGCCGCATGGAGGTCTACATCCACGCCTCGACTTACCATCCAATGGATGGCGGCAAATGCTTTCTCGGTTGAAAAACGATATGATGCGCTCATGCACATCCCTGCTTTAATCCGTTTAGAAGTCGAGCGCCGGTCAACTTAGACTTGGGCCCGCCATCCTCAAGTAATGCCCCGGCATGAGCTATCCTGTCACCTTGTGACGCCTTACAAATCGCCGCATTCGTCGCCTTCTGTGTCGCTGGCAATTCGCCGCAAGATGCAATCAGCGGCAGCGTCAGAAATAGGGCTATCAGTCGCATTGTTATATTCCTTGATTATCTCTTGGAAAGTTTCGGCATCTATGGCCTCCTGCTCCACTGCACGGGCCTCATAGCCGCTCGTATAGGCGTTGTGGACAGATACCCGCCAGAAGACAGTCAAAGCCGCCACAAGGGCCGCTCCTGCGATGTACGGCATAAAGGGGCGGAGAAAGATCATCGCACAAACGCCGATAACTGGGGTGCCATCTGCTGCGCAAACAACAGCATAACAACCATGGTGATGAGGCCAAAGAACGCCCATCTCTTGATCCGGCTGGATTTGGCGTTGATGTGAAAGCCGATCACCTCTGCACCGCCAAGGCGCAGGCCGACTGAGAATGTCTCTTCTTCAGGTTCATTCGTCATCTGTTGCCCTTCCTCATATCGTCAATTCTGGCGTAGATCGTCAGACCAATCCCTGCGATTGCCAGCGCGACAAACACCCACTTGAGAGTATCGGCGTAATACATCAGCCCGCCGACTTCGGATTGCACGTCCTTGACCAGATCAAGCGTTGCGGTGCCTGTGGTGCCTGTGCCTGCCGTTACAGCGCCAATAATGGTGCGTGACTTGGACGGGCCGCGCTCTGGGTCAGGCCGTGCCGCTGTTAGGGTTGCAGGCTCAGACAGGAATAGGTCACGCTCTGCCTCGCGCCGTCGGACTAGACCGCGCAGCTTGCGCCCGCCTGCTTTATTGAACCATGTCAGCGCCTCCGCTGCCCCTTCGAAGTCACCAGCGTTGAAACGCCGCAAACATGTGGATTTTCTAAATGCGCCCGTGCCGATGTTGTAGGCCAGAGACAGCATTGCGCCGTATTGGTTGCTTGTGGGTTTGCGCTTGAACATCGGAATGATCCTCTGCCCGAACTTTTCCAAGCCTTCGATCAGCATTCGATCGGCCTGATCTTCGGTCCACACGTCACCCGACTTGACGCCGGGGCCGTAGCCCGCCTGGTTGGTGTAACCATACCCGATGGTCAACACCCCCACAGGGTCAAGGTAGGATGCAAGTTCCAGCCCCTCGAACTGCTTTACCAGATCTACGGTTGCTTGATTGAGTTTCATGTCTGTCTCCGGTTAGTAGATTTCAAAGGGCTGAGAAACGCGGCAAACCCGCTTTGGCGGCAGCAGCCAACCAAAGGCGTCCTTCAGGAAGTCCGGCAGTAAGGCGCGGGTGGGCGCAACAACGGTCCAGCACGTTTCGGGCCAGTAATGCCCCACGGGCAGATTCCCGCACCGTTCATCGCCTGCGGACCACCAAACAAGGTCTTTCCCGGACAAAATGCCGCGACCGGGCTTGTAAGTGAAAGGCCCGCCGCGCCCCTCGCAAACAATATCGTTCCGCTCGTTGCGGGTCACTGTGCTGTAGCTGATGGAGGTTGGCCGCTTGATGTGCCTAAAAAACTCAACCTTTGGTGCCGAGCCTTGGGCCGTGTCGATAATGCGCACTTCGCCGGGGTCATACCAAAAGGCCGATGTAGGAAGTGCCGCGAGAGTAAGGTATGGCACAAAAATCAGTGCCGAAAAAATGTGTTTCTTCATTGCTTGAAAAACCCCACAAGCCGCTCCCAATTGGCGATGATCGCGCCCAGTGCTACAATGAGATAGAAGGCATATTTGCCCCACCACCCCAGAGCATCAAGACGCCTGATGAATGCAAGAACCCGCTGTAAATCCGCAACCTCGCTCTCATTGAATATGTGTGGTTCAACCCCGCCTGATTTCTCTAAGAGGCGATCAATCTTTTTCGCCAGAACTTCAATATTTGTCGTCATAATCGCTTACTGCTTTCAGCTTGCCTCAGAGCCCGCGCCCGTATCGGTCGTTAATGTTTAGGTATTCGCTACCGCCCAGATCGAGCAGCGCATGTTTCAGTTCACCTGGGTTGTACCGGTGTGGGTTTGACAGCCCTGCGGCCTGCGCATGAAGCGAAGCGCAGAACCATTGATCTTCGCGCGTCCACGAAAACGGTGTGATCGACAACACGGCTCCCAGCGTGTCGTAGGGCTTACCGAGGTGCTGGACCGCACGTTTCAAGCAACCCGCGCTATTGAGCGCCGGCACCTCTATGAAAACCCAGTGCCCAGGCTTCCATGTGATAGCCTTTTGCCGGACCCGGTTGCCATCGCGCTTGGATGCGCTGATGCAGAGGTTGGAGTGTTTGACCTCTGGGATGACCAACAACTCAACGTGGCTTTCTGGGTATCCCGTGGCGGCACGGATGAGCCAGTCGCGCCAGCCTCCCGGCGCGGTGTAAAATGCAAAGATGGCAGGCATTGTCTCTCAATCAAAAAAAGCCCGCCAAATTTAATGGACGGGCGGAAAGCGTGTTTCGCTTTTGGCAATTCTCGCAAGAGGTGTTATCTTGGGGCCATCATCATTTGAGTAAACCCCATGAAAGCCATTGTTATTACCGCCACGATTTTCACCTTCGCAGCAGTGAATTTTGCAAATGCATCAGTCAGATGCACGACATACGGCAACACGACCCGTTGCACCGATAGCAGCACTGGGACGACGACTCGCTGCACCACCTACGGGAATGTCACGCGGTGCAGTTGATGCTCCGCTATTGATCGAAATCTACCGGCGCCCTCAGTTCATCCGAGGCCAATTCAAGGATCTGGTCACACACTTGGTCTCGGCTTGTGGGGGCGTCGAGCACTTCCACAAAGAACGCCTCAATCTCTTGATTGTG